AAAAAATCATTATCTTCTTTATCTTGCTCTAATTTATGATTAAAGTCAACAGGCATATGATATTTTCCATGAAGTAATCCACCAGGAGTATCATCATATCCATAACCATTTAATCCGTGCCATATAGCACTACTACTATCCCAACTATCAATAAATCTTTTGAAAGGAGATAAAAACTGAACTTCATTAGGACCATCAACCATTCCTAAGAAATGTATAAGTTGATTATTATTTCTTGTTGATCCAAGCAATCCCATTTCAGCTAACTGATACATCATATGTAATCTTGAAGTAAATCTATGTAATGAAGGTTCATGTCCAAACGGTTCTATACCATATGCATTAGGTACTGCTAATATACTAACACCAATATAATCTACAAGATCAGGATTTTCAGTAGCCCATCTAAAACATTCTGTATAATCTTCTCTATCATTCTTTTTACCTTGAGGTACAAAGAAAGTTTTTATACCAGCTTTTTTAAATATAGGTGCTTGTTCTTTAGCTGCTTCTATAGTCTTTTGTCTATCTTCACCAGGATAATCAGTCATTACAGCATAATCAGCATCTATTCGTTTAGCATAATGAACTATCTCATCACCAGAAAGATATCCTTTACCTTCTTGAGTAAACTCAAAAGCACTATTATCCATTATTATAGTGGATCCATTTTTCTTTTCTTCTTTATAGAAATTTGTGTATTGCATATTATCTACAAGATGAGCAAGAGTTAAATGAACCTCTCTACCTTTTGTTAAATGTAGATAATTTATTGGTGATATGTGACAGAAATGAGTCTTTGCCATATAGATCATAATATACCTTTCAAATGTTAATGTCAACAGTTAATTATACATTCACTGTACGAATGTCTGGTAACGGCACTGTTGACATATAGCCTTTACCAGGTTCTTGTATCTTTGCATAAGTAAAGCCATGCATTTGCATTAAGCCTTGAAACTCACCAGATAAAACTTTATTAGTTTTCTTATCATGGTATCCTACTTTAGGTTTCCTACCTAATCTTTTTGATTTAGCCATAGCTAGTTTGAGTTTTCTTCTGATAGAAGTTTCTGTTTGTTCTTCTATAAACTCAGCATAGCCTTTCATTACTTCACCATCTTTTTAGCTTCTGGATCATATTGATCCAATAGATTACTTACATGCCTATCAAAATGTTTTACATTATGAGCACCAAACTTTTTGATAAACATTTTTTTTATAGTTGGATGATCCTTTTCTGTATTTTGTACATGATGATATGTAAAGTCTCTCATCTTTTTATGATCAGCTGAAGTAGGTGCCTGCTCTTCGATATATTGTCTAAAACCTTTCATTACTTCTCCTAAAATATTTTATGTGATAACAACATCATAGCTAACCAAAACAAAGTGTGAGGAATTATTCTCCACATTAATATTCTTTCGGATATTCAGTATGACTACCGTTCTCTCCGTCTTCACTTACATCAATGGCTAACCATCTATCTGGGTATTTATCTTTTATTTGCTTTGCAAGTTCATCCGATATCATTTCACAACTCTTATAATCTAATTGTAAAGTCTCATCAGCATATAATCCTTCTAACCATCTCTTAAATATAAAAAACTCTATATCTCTATCACCATGAAATACTTCAATAGCAACCTTAAACTTAAATATATGTCTATGTGGATATTTTAGAAACTCTACTTCTTTAGGTGCATCAGGATACTTATGGATCCCTTCTTTCTGAAACGTAACCCATATAGTTTTTTTAACTCTTCGTAATACTTCTTCACGAGACTGCTCTCTAATAGTTTGTCTTATAAACTCATCATAACTCGTATTATCATCTAACATTAGTCCTCCTCTGGTAGACCTTTAAGTTGTCTTACTCTATGTTTTAACCAATCTCTAGCTGTAATCATATGACCACAGTCTTGTGGTTCTATAATAGAATCAAGATGTTTAATCTCTTCTTCAATAGCTTCAATCTTCTTTTCAAGTTTCATTTTAAGTTCCTCTCTTTCGGACTCCTCAAGTAATTCTTCCATATCGTAATACCACCCACACATAATTAATATTCTATAAATACAACAGGGATTGAAGTTGCGAGTGAGAGAGGAGTGAGTCCAATCCCTGTTGATTTGTACATCTATACATGCTCACATTATATATTACAAAATGCATAGACGATCCTTACCTTAACCACTTCTA